ATTGACCAAAATGGCAGAAATATAACTAGTCTTGATCCCAAATTTGTTAGCCTGTACAATGAATTCACTAGTGAATTAATGTCAGGTTGCAAACCAAGATCTAACGCTATGTTGTTTCTCAAGGACGAGAGGAAGAAGCCTGCTAAGGCTATTCGTGGTATTAATGGAAGTGATTTTGTAGTGCATGTTTTGTTCCTACAATATTTCTTACCGTTTTTTGCTGCTTATAGAAAGGCCAGGTTTCACGTAGGTTCTGCAATTGGATGTGATATTGACAGTGAAGCATTTGATATGTTTCAACACATGGGTGAAGTTGAAGAACAGATCCCTAGTGTTAAAGCTAGATATATTACAGCCGATTACAAGAACTTTGGACCCACCATTATACATCATTTTGCTGGAAAGATAATTGATATTATCATAAAGTGGTATGAGGTATATGGTGATGTTACCCCCTGTGATGTGATGATGATGCGAAGATTGTTTTCTGTCATGCTTAATAGCGACCATATAGTTTTGCACTATTGGTTCCGCCCACAACAAGGAATATTCTCTGGTAATCCTTTTACTGCAGAATTTAATACCTTTGTAAACAACTTATATATCAGGGCAGCCTGGTTATATGTTTGTGAGCACAACGCACAACTTGCCAAGTTAGTAAAGGGTAACCCCTTTCTACTCTTTCGCAAGTATGTGCGCGTTATTATGTATGGAGATGATCTGGTTGGACGTACTCACTCTCTCCTTTACCCTTTGTTTAACAATGTGACAATAAAAGAGTTTATGGACGCTGCTGGATTGGAATTTACCGATGCTCTGAAGAGACCCACCATGGTTGAAACTGATGAGTTCGATAAAGTATCCTTCCTAAAGAGGACATTTTCTCTACATCCGGAGCGTGCTAATACCATGTTAGCTGCGCTGGATATTGGCACCATACGTGACATGATTTGTTATGTAAGGGGTAGAGGCGAGATTGATTCAAAATCTGTCGTGATTGCGAAGGATGCCGTAAGGTTCCTTCATGGCCATGGTCGTACCACGTTTGATGAAATGCGTGGGAAGATTGTATCTTTCTGTAACAACAGTGACTCTTCTATTCTTCGGAATGCAGAGTTTATGAGTTGGGATCAGGTTGATGCACAGATTTTTGACGCCCAGGATGAGTTAGTTAGGAGTTTGCTTAGTGATGTTTAAGTTAGTTGAGTAA